AAGACTTTCATCCAGTCTGAGAATTGCATCTCAGGATGATGGTGAGCAAAGGACACCCATGAATCTGTGAACAACTCCATGCTTGGCGTAGCCCACCGTTTGTTACTCATCATCATTCTCCTTGTATTGCTTACGGATGTACGCATCCAAGTCATCTTGCTTGAAGCGGTAAGACCGACCTATCTTTGCTGCAGGCAATGCACCAATACGCGCAAGCCTACGCACCGTGTAGATAGACAGGCCGACATACTCAGCGACCTGCTCGACACTTAATAAATTAACAAAACTCATAAAACCTCCTTGCAATGCTTGATTAAAAAGTCATGGCACAAATGAATGTGAGTCAACTCATCTAGTTGCGCCTTGTTCATAGTCACATACCGTGGAATGTCACTGATAGGCTTCTTGCATAAATAACTATTGTCAATCGGGTTGTACTCATACACCTGAATCATCGAGCCCAACGGCGTCCTGAACTTGAGCCCCGTCAAGTTGGTACTGTTTGCAGAATGGAGCCGCTTCGCAGTACTCTGCACATCTTCGGTAAGTACCCTTTCTCTCTTCAATAAAGAGGCCGTCAGCGATTGGTTGTTGAATATCATCTTTATCCTCATACACTCTAATGGCACGCTTGCCGCCCACCTTCATTAACGCCCACTTGGTTCCTTCGTACCAACGCTCTTCGTCAGTACAAAGAACTTCTTCACCTGCGTCAGCCTTCTGGTGCAAGGCAATGCGTTCTTTAATGTACGCAAGCACACGCTCGTCAGACCACACAGGTATCTCAACCGTAGCGATTGGCACCTCCGGGTAGCCTTCCTTTCTCTTAGACTCTGACTGTTTCCAATCTCTAAGTATTGCTATGATGCGAAGCTTGTCTACAGGGTAGCCATTTTGTACGGCTAGATAGCGCAAGACATTCAGTTGACGTTCCCAATCCGTATAGTCTGAGCGCATAACCTTGTATACGCCAGTCACCTTATAGTCATCTAGGTATTCTCCACTGCAATCCATACGATCAAACTGACCCGACAAACTCCAGCCATCGATGTCTACATACAACCTGTCCTCAACAACATCAGATCGATTGGCGCGCTCTAAGATAGTGTGCACCGCTTGGCCTAAGAGAGACCAGACCCGATCACTGACATCCTCAACGATAGCGCTGCCGTATTGCTTAAGCAGTGCCCGCTTTTGTGGGGCATCGATTAACTTCGTCACAGAAATATCACCGCCCCCTTTGTAAGGGTCGTTCTTTACTGCTTGATAGATAGCATCAGGCAGGTTGTAAAGGTTTGTTAGGTTCATACATCACCTTCATCTTGGTCGTTTGGCGGTACAGATTCCGGCATGGCCTCGCCAAGTTGTGCAGTCGCATGCTCTTTAATTGCGTCAATGACAGAAGCGGAATATTTATATGGCATATCCGACAGGACTGCTAGCAATTGGTTGAGCTCTTGAATCGTATAAGTAATCTGTTGCATGTTCTTTCCTTGGGTTGTGTGTGGTTCCACCCCTGATAAATCAAACAGTGGTGGTGTTAAATATTTACCAGTCGATGTCTGCTTCATTAGACTGCTGCTGCTTAGGTTGCGTAGGCTTCTTAAAATCGCCCGTGTCGACATCAAGGCTACCTCTAAGGTACTTGGTACCTGCTTTGCTTACAGCCTCCCAGAGACCGCCTCTGAACTTGGAGCCATCAGCCATCTCTATTACAACGTTAAACGCAGGGGACTTAGGATTGTCTGATGCCTTTGCTTTGAAGACAGAGATATTGTTGTATTGGGTCATGCTGATTCCTTTGGGTTATCTAAAATTTTCTTCTGTAGTCTGGCGATAATATCTTTGCAACGTGCGCGTGGCAGTTGGCCAATCTCAGATACTGTGTATGCCTGTAATAAAACAACAGGGTCTAACTCTGCTTGAGCAATCAGTCCACTAATGATCTGAATCTCATCGACAGTTACAAACTCTACTTCTTTTGCCACAGCCTTTTCTTTTGGTGCCAAGGTGTGTGTCGTTGCATCGGGGTCTTCATTGGTAGGGATAGCAAACAACTGGAACGCCATGTACTTGTATGCGATAGACAGCGCTTTGTTGGTAGCCTTATCGCCTGAGTCCATAGCCTCGCCGGGCACTACACATGTAATGAATGAACCATCAATGGTTGAATACACCTTGTACTCTACCTCGATGCTGACATAGAACAGGGGGTTGCCACGGCTAGTCGCACGTTCTGTTACTTCTCTACTCTTGATGTTTGGAATGATGACAAGGTTAGCTGCGACTAAGCTTTCTGCCATGCGATTCATAACATCATCGATACCTCGGAACGCAAATCCTTGCTGCTCGTTCCTACGGTTCTTGCCGATACCGTGTTGGGCAAAGTACCCAATGACCTGATGTATACCGCGCAGAACTTCTGGCGGGGCGTTGTTGGTAATCATAATCTCTCCTTGTTGTTAGCGCTATTAAAAGCATTTGATGTAGCACTAGTACATATATTAGAACAGTAGTGAAGCGCATGTCAACGGTTTATTGTAAAAAATATATGTGTTGTTATTTAAATACATCAACCAATAATATGGTGGCAAAACATACAGATGACAATCAATTTATTTTATTTACCTATTGCATTTATTAAGATGCCATGCTTATAATGGTCTGGTCACTAAGGTGAATGCGTAATTGTGGTCGGGGACAAGCAACGGCAGCGCAATTATTAAGAGATCCAACTGTGGGATAGAGCGAGAAAAGGATCGGGGGCGGCGAAGATAGCACCCCTTGCTCGAAAGGCTGTCGGGTGCATGTCTGGCTCCAAGGAGAAAGATGCAGAAGGCGTAACCGGGTTGGGCTAGGTACGTCTTCACCAAGGAGAAAGTGTTATTAACTATAGTTAAAGAGTTAAGTATAGTTATAAAAGAAAAAGAAATTGATTGTAAGAAGTAGTTGTTCTAAGTATAATTAGAGAGTAATAAAAACAAATAGATAGATAAGGAAGAGTGTATGAAATCATGGGCAGACTTAGGGATAGATCTTAAGGGGCACACAAGTGGTCAGATTAAAACCACATGTCCTAATTGCTCCGAGTCCCGCAAGAAGAAGTCATACCCCTGCTTGAATGTAAACGTAGATCAGGGTGTATATAACTGCTGGCATTGTGGCTGGGCGGGTGGGGTTGGAAAAGGATTGTTTATGCAAACAAATAAAAAGCAGTATCGTATTCCAGAATTCAAACCAAAGATGTTGACTGATTCAGCGCTGACATTTCTACAAGAGCGTGGCATAACTCCAGAGGTTGTAGCTCGCAATCAAGTTTCTATAGACAAGAAGTACTTCCCTCAGACAGAGAAAGAATATCCTTGCTTGGCATTCCCTTTCATCAAAGCCGGGCAGATTGTCAACGTTAAGTATCGCACAAGGGACAAGTACTTTACCCAAGAAAGCGGTGCTGAAAAAACTTGGTACAAGTACGATGACATTGACCCTAAGTGCACGATCATTACTGAGGGTGAGTTCGATGCACTATCCTTTGAGGTTGCAGGTTATCGCAGCGCTATCTCTGTGCCTGACGGAGCGCCCGCTATTGAGGCTAAATCATTTGACCGTAAGTTCACCTACATCGACGTCGAAGATCCTGCTATAGAGGCTGTAGAGAAGTTTATATTGGCCGTTGACAATGATGCTCCGGGCCGCAGGCTTGAAGAAGAGTTGGCGCGTAGGCTTGGCAAAGACAGGTGCTATAGAGTCAAGTGGCCTGAAGGTTGCAAGGATGCCAATGAGTTGCTGCTTATGGCTGGGCCGGGGGCGCTTGCTAACCTAGTCAAGTTCTCAGAACCCTACCCAGTTGACGGCATCTTTGAGCTTGAATCTTTTGCTGCTGACCTAGATGCTATCTATCAGAACGGTTTACCCGCTGGGCTCGAGACTGGGTGGGACAACTTAGATTCTTTCTACAGACCTATGGATGGGCAGTGGACATTGGTGACAGGTGTGCCGGGCATGGGTAAGTCAGAGTGGTTAGATGCTCTGGCTATGAATCTTACATCCAAGCATGGCTGGATATTCGGAGTCTGCTCACCAGAGAATCAACCTGTTACCTATCATGCAGCTAAGCTCATGGAAAAGTATGCCGGGAAACGTCTACACAAGATGACGCCACAAGAGTATGCCGATTCTAAAGAGTGGGTCAATCAATTCTTTAAATTTATTTTGCCAGAAGATAGAACCCTCGAAGGTGTACTTGAGAAGGCCAAGCTATTAGTGCGCCGCTATGGCATGAAGGGCTTGATCCTTGACCCATACAACGAGATTACACACACCAATAGACGTGATGGCATTAGTGAGACTGAGTACATCTCTGATTTCTTGGCACAGATTAGGGGCTTCGCTCGCATGATGGGCATCCACATTTGGTTAGTGGCACACCCTACTAAGCTACAGAAACGAGACGATGGTACATACCCCGTGCCTACAGGCTACGATGTTGCAGGGTCAGCGCACTTCTTTAACAAGGCAGACAACATCATTGCTGTACATAGGGATAAGAGCAACCCAACCTCATTCTCTGAGGTGCATATACAAAAGATTAGGTCGCGTTGGCTAGGTCAAATTGGCACAGTCTATCTTGATTGGGATAAAAACTGCGGTAGATACACCGTACCGCCGGGACATGGGGAGTCATTCATAAGATGAAGCATAAAACTTTTCGTAGCGCGCAGCTCCTGTCATTAGCAAGAGGTCAGGAGTGTGTGATGTGCGGGGCGAACGATGACACCATTGTCTCAGCCCATTCAAACCTGATGGAGCACGGCAAAGGTATGGGCATGAAGGCTCATGATGGCATGGTGTCTTGGCTGTGTCACCACTGTCACAGCAACCTAGACCAAGGGCGTGGGTCTTCTAAAGAAGATAAGCGTACCTACATCCTGACTGCTATCTGTAGAACGTATATGAAAATGTGGGACTTAAATTTACTTAAGGTGAGGAAACCAAAATGATTGACATCGAACGCATACTAGATGAGTACAGGAACCTAGCTGCTGAATACTCTAAGGCCAGAGCCACACGTACTTACATAGAGGAGTTTAAGAAGTCTCGCTTTGCCATACTTATGAAGGAGGCTGAGAAGCAGGGCTTTAAGACCGCCGCTGCACAAGAACGTGAGGCGTATGCTAGTCAGGATTACATTGAGTTCTTGGACAACCTACGCACAGCGGTTGAAAGCGAAGAGCGTTTGCGTTATCAGATGAAGTCTATCGAGATGCAAGCCGAGGTATGGCGCACGTCACGCGCTGATGAAAGGTTTGAAAGGAAGCAATACAATGCGTAAGCACATTCGTATCCGAGATATATTAAATGACAATGTTTCTCATGCACACCCCGCTTGCTTTGATAGCTATGAGCAATTCCACAGGTGGAAAGAGATGCTGCACATCAGCAAAGAGAGTGCCTTTATTGGGTACTGTGTTGACTGCACGCCAGAGTACAAGAGTAAAATGATGGGCGAGAATAGATGTGACCACCCTGAGACGAAGTTTGTTAAACGCACGACAGCAAGAGGTGGGTCTGAAGTGATAGGTGCTTCAATCAATTCATTCTTTTGGCACAGAGACGGAGCCGACACAGGGACAGCAGATGAAGATTAACAGTAGACGCAAAGGCAGCACAGGCGAGACGGAACTAATCCACAGCCTTGAGGCATTTATCCCAGAGCTGCTAGGCAAGTTGGCACGCAACCTAGAGCAGACAAGGTGGGGTGGCTACGACATTACAGGGCTGGATGGCTGGGCTCCAGAGGTTAAGAGGTGCGCCAAGTTCTTGCCATCAGGTATGGTTAGGCATTGGAAGCAAGCAGTAGATCAGTCACGGAAAGAACGTCTGCGCCCTGTCTTGTTTTACCGAGCTGACCGATCTGAATGGAGGGTAGTCATGAGATTGATTGATGTAGTGGGCACGGAAAGATTGCCTGCCATGGATTTTTTTAATGATGAACTCAACAACTTTGATTTCACATTGGATATGTCATTGAAGTCTGCATCGCATTTGATTAGGAAGAGCCTCGATGTTTAACTCACCTGAACAGGCGCTATCGTTTGCGTTTCGTGTGCGTCAGTACGATGTGTTAAGCGTACCTAGTGCTATGTATAACTCCAAGCAAGCGCACTCTACTAACAGAGAAGAGAGGTTAAGTCAGTATGATTTACATGCACAGTCAGGTTTAATTTTTTCTTGGTTGTCACGTAGACCTTTCGATGAGCAGATCTATGCGTTCTTAATCCACGGAAATAACGTAGAGCGAAGAACTGCGGCGTTGTTGTTTGCTCGGCAGAGCAAAGCGATGCTAAAGAAGTTCGGGTTAAGTAACTATGCATTGCGTCAAGCTATTTTGGGAGGCACAGTGAGGGAGGTGTCCGCCGATTCGGGACTGTCTCACTATAGGGCATGGAAGTTTAGACGTGAGTTGGCAGGTTTCTTGCTACCAATACAGGACAGGCTTATGAGTGCAATGTACGATGAGCTTATTGACCTATCGCACACTGCATCATAATCAGATTTGACATATAGATATTGTATGAATATAATTATTGCACTCTCCTTACTTGGTCCCCTCAACCAAGTTCACCCCGGCTTATCACCGGGGTTTTTTTTTTACATTCTGCCAACCTTTTCTCTAAATTCAACAGGGACTTGATGAATGTTGCAAGGCAGTAAGTTCTGATCTTGTATAGCAAAGTATGTAATCAATTGAGCATTGGTATTGCATGAACCCATGAGTGTTTGTCTTAACTGCAAGTCAGCTGTCGAGAGCATATAGTACAAAGTTTCTCTTATCTCACCTGCTACTATCTGGCCTAAGATTTTAACAAAGAAAGCAGTGTTGTCATTAACACCTTGAATCATCTTATAATCTCTGATGTTTTGTCTGTACAAGCAGAACAGCTCGTTGACTTCATCGTACCGATTGATATAGGTTTGTGCTTGTTTGTGTATGCTAGCCATGTGTTTCTCCTTAGGTTATGTTGGCAATAGACTTGAGTTTCTTCTCGTGCTGAAACCATAAGTCTATAATTTCTGCTGCTGCATCGGCTGGTGTATTGATTACATAATCAACCGAATCCAAGTACGAGAAGGTTTGGTCTTTCTGTATCTGAGCTACCTCGTATATGAACCTTGCTGCCATCTTAGGTTCATCTAAAGCCCAATCGAATGCACCTTCTTCTCCGCGTTCTTCAACGCGCTTGTAACAAGTCTTAATCAAATGCTTAAGCGCGTTCTTGCTGATAGGTCTGATGATACCAACCTTAACCTTTGCTGGCTCTACTTGATATTCGCTAGCAAGAGGCAGTGACAGATCAGTATCGTTAGTAACATCTAATGCATCCCATGCTTTCCATGTGGGTGATGTGCCATAGTACTTAGGATTCCAGACACGAGTTGATGTCTGAGGGTATTGGTATGCAGGTTCTTTGCCGTATCCAAACTTCCATGGAGTCCAGGCGTATGTATTGGAATACCATACATCGTTATGAACAATACCAGCATCTTTGTTAATGATGACAACTGCACCCTGTTCATCCATGAATGCAAACTTATTGGATGCACCTATGCTATCTTCTATCAATGCTTGGAAGCCATGGTTGTGAATCATACTAGGGTCACGCGATAAGATAGGACGCAAATGCGTTTGAATAAACTGCCATGTGTCTGACATCTTTGGATCTATGTTATTACCTTGGCGCAAGATACCATTGTGTGCCATCCACAAGCCGGGTATAACTTCATAAGGGTGACAGTTAGCTAAGTTAATCTCGCCATGTGTTTTCATACGCAAGTGTATGATTGCTTCTTTGCCTGCTACTTCTTTGTTGTATAGAGCGTTGATTTCTGCAAGCGTGCCTACTGATTTAATTACTTCTACAGTAGCGCCATCCTTGACGATAGCTCCGAAACCATCTGAGTTGCTGTAATAAAAGTCTGCGATCTGCTCTGAAGAGAAGACGGTGTTTTTTGGATGATGAATGAGTATGCACATTGATAGCTCCTTATTAAGCTGCTAAGTTTTCTAGGTCTGTTGTGTCAGAATTGACGGCACTGATTGATAAATATTTTCTTAAGTATTTTGTATCTTCTAAGTTGTCTGGCAAAGCTATGAACGCCTTGAACCCTTCGCTATTAAAGTCTTTGATAGATACATTGCCCGGCGTACAAAAATCTAACAGTGCGTTTACAAATTGCAACGCAGCCGCTATTGATTCGTACCTAAGAGACCCTCTGAATACTCTGAACTCTATTGTGTTTCTACTTGTGATGTTGACCACGTCATAACGACTTTCACTTCCTTTGTTATAAGGTGACATCTTGCCCATAGATGGATGTACTTGGCTGTAACCATTGCTATATCTACGAGCGATCTTTTTGATAAGCACTTCATTCTCTCGGTTGTGCATAAAAGATTGGATGCGAAAGATTTGAGTTTGACTTAAACATTCTCTGTCTACGTGTACATGAAAGCCGCATGACCCACTTTCATGTGAGCGCATACCCTGCTTAGCTGCATCGTTAGTTAAGAAAGCTTTAAACTTTTCAAGGTGAACATCCAATCCTGCTGGTTGTGTCACAATCTCAAAGCCATTTTGTACTGAGCCATCTCTCTCGAAGTAGCAGTACTCACCAGATTCTAAACTAGGATTTAATATTTCATGTATCCGACCAGCAGCTTTTGCTTTCTGTGTGTTAGTTGTACTGCCTTTAAGTTCTACCTCTAACTCGCAACCAAACAAACGTTTGTGAGACTTAAACCAAGGCGACAGTATCTTGTTGAAGCCGTGGCGCTTACTGCTGTGGTAGTCACCTATCAGTCCTTGATACGGGTTGTAATCAAGAGACTCATACCGTCCACGCATATCTGAATAAACCATTGCTGGGTTGCGTACATCAGTAGACATAGGCCCTTGATTTGTATAAATCGTCACGTGATTAGCGAGCGATATAAAGTAATCGTTTGATCTTACCCATAGGTCAGACCCATTCATCCTTTCAGCGCAATCGGCACATACATGATGTATGCGATGATAGTTTTCACTATCTCTGTAGTGACCACTGTCTACACCCCAATGCCCACAATCCATTTCCATTACGTTGTAAGAACTTAAAGCTGCAGTAATAAAGTTCTTGTCATTTACAAAAGCTTCTGCATGTTTATTGGCAGTATGAACTGCATGATCGCTAGTGATTGTGCTCCTGTGAGTTGAAACTAAATCGATCATAAACAAAGCTTTCATTGCACCCTTTGGTGAATTAGACTGTAATGATTCGACTTCGATTCTCAAACAAGAAATGAATTGATTTAACTTGTTTTGATCTAATGTGTACTTAACTGCAAACAATTCAACCAAGTACTGGTTTTTGCTGGCTGTTCTGCCACCAGCTTGAGACATAGCTTTGACAAGTTTCTTGGCACTCTCTTTAATGTATGCCAAGTTGTGAAGGGAAAGATTGTTTATGTTGCTTCTGAGTTCATCGAATGTATGCATGTTATATCTCCTATGGTAGGTTTGGTTTAGCTAAAGAGCCAATGCTTGAACGCTGTATGAAATCTCTTAATATCTTTTGCTGTCTTGGAGATAAGTTATCCCAAAAGTTGGTGACTGAAATTTCCTGATCCCAAATGATGCTGTCTGTAGAGTCATTACGAATCCAATCTAAATAACATTCCTCGTTATCGCAATCAGAATCTTCTTCATCTACATTCGTCAGACCAACTGTTAAGCCCATACGATTTAATAAACTTACAAACGTTGATTGGTACGTCTGCTCTGAATTTATTTGACTCAAGATATAGCTTTCGACTGTGAGTAGTGCCATGTCAATCTCCATAAAGGTTTAAAAAAGTAAATGGTATCGACCCCCTACGAAGTAGAAGGGGGGGGGCGATAACCAAGAGAGGTGTTAGTTGCTGGGGTTTAAAAAGAAGAGATGTGTTTAATGACTACACAACAGTTGTTATGCAATCCAGAAGCTTCACATTGAGTAAAGAATGTTCCTTCTAATTCTTCAAAGCTAAAGACTGCATCTTTGCTATAGACTTTATCCCACCATAGATTTAACTCATGTACTTCCCAACCCTCCAGTCCTGAGAAGTCATTGTTTACAATCGCGGAAAGATACTGCTTGCCTAGAGAATATTTAATAATTGTTGTGTCAGTGCCAAGACTTGTGTGTAAGCTCATCATGGCTTGACCTCTTCAATCGAGTACTCTTGCAGTTTATACTTAGGAATCTTTTGAGTTGTTGCTACAGATTCTTTAGCTGCTGCGTAAGCCTCTTTAACATTGACACCCTTAGCCTTTACCGTTACTACATTGGGTGCGAGGATCGCTAAGGTTACGTTGTAAGTTTTGATAACCTTCGACTGTGCAAAGCTGGTCTTCAGTCGATCTTTTGTTTCATCTATCAGCATGGCTACAACTTCAATAGGTAGATGCTTGGAATGTTCTTTCACGGCCACAACATCCAGCACATCTAGCTTCTTCCACATAATGCTTTGTATATCTTGATAGTCCATTGTCCTATCGTATGCATCTAAGAACATATCTAGTGCAAACTTTTGATACTTATCCATCATCACTCTCCTTGTCTGTCTATCCTATTGTTTTTAGGATGCCTCTTGCTCTTTGAACTGCATCTATGTTGTACATTTGCATCGCTAAATAATGTTGATGCGCTTCTTGTATTGACAGATGCACTATGTTTAACGCTAAGCTTTCTAAATCAAACTCATTACCCTCCCATATGTATTCGTGATCTAATGCCTCGCGTGTGCCAGAAGTATTGATTGTTGTGCTACGATCAGCCAAGTAATATCTAGTGCCAACTGTTAGCGGGTACATTACGGGATTTGTAAAGGTGCCGCTACCTATCATGACTCGCTTCTTATGTACTCCTTCTGGCACTTCGCCTACTGCCATGATTGTCACCTCGCTGGAAGCTAAGAGTTGCCAAGGCTTGCCACGTTCCCATTTGCCTTCTCCATAATTCCAGTACCAGATAGGTAGCGATGTGTCTTCTATGTACTGTTTAATTAGATCTGCGTTGCGATGTCTCATGTTATTCCTCCGATAAACCAATGCGTTGATAAAGCTTTCCGGCAAACGCTATCTCTGCCTAGTCGTCTGTCATATATAAATCACAAAGGTGCCATGCTTTTTTCTTTTTGTATACCCAAATATACTTAGACCCGTTTGGTGTTTGCCGATACTCTTCATCGGGATACCAGCATGGGTACTCAATATCTAACCATGCTTCATCAGGTTGAGATCGTACCTGTATGTCTGCACCGTTAAGCCATGCTTGCATTAAGAATATGTTCTTGCGTCTCATAATAAAAACTCCTTGGTTGAACTGAGGATTGCTTCCCAGTTATGCTCGTTAGTAAATAATTTTTTTGCTTCTTCAATCGAGTAGTACTGTACAGTTGTGCGCCAAGCATCCTGATCTTGGTATGCGAAGATGTATTTATGAACAGTTCGCAATGGCTTGATCCGATACTTTGTGCCTTTGTGCCATTGGGGAGACTCAACGTAACGCCAAACTTCTTCGTTTTCAAAATAAAACTGAATTTCAGCACCGTCTGCCCATTCCTTAATCAATTCTGCGTGTTTGTGCGGTGTCATTTAGTTCTCCGTGTAGTCGATGGATGTGTTGATTCTTTTCATAACTTCTTGAGTGATTTGGATGATCCTTCTTGGTGTCTTAGCAAGGCTAAGTATGTGTTTTATCTGGGATTCACTAAGGTATACAAATGCTTTCTCTTTGCACTCAACTGTTGCTTGTGCTTTGTCAATGCTTTCTTACTGGTACATATAAATCTCCTTGAATGTAAAGCCGAAAACTCTATGGCACAAACCACGGAAAGATATTCCATGCCTATGAGTCGTTGATGAGAGATGTGTCACGAGTGTGGGTTACAGTACATATCTCTGTAACCCACACCCATGTGTATTTAGAAACCAACTGCTTGACCTATAAACATCATTCCTACCAGAACGCAGATGAAGATAGCTGCACCCAGATATGCAACTGGCGGGATCTTATCCTTAACAGGTTTGTAATGCTTAAGCTCGCGCTGGGTCTGACTTGACCAGTTAGGTGAGCTGAAGTCGATGTGCTTGAACCAGTTACTCATGTGAATCTCCTAGATAAAAAACAATTGATTGAAATGTTGAATGCCAAAAACCCTTGGCACCCAACGACGTATTACTTGTTAGTAAAGTATCTACGTATAAGAGAAGAAGCATCAAGAGCTTCAGAAGTCTTAGATGTACGAAGAGTATCCAAGACTTCTAACATGCGATTGGCAGTCTCTAGTTCGGATACAGTCATACGTGCAACAACACGCCCACCACGAACACGTAAGAGTTCTTTGTCTTTCTTGGATGCAGGAGCAGTACGGATGATAAAAGACGCTTCCCATGATGTATCAGGCATAGCAGAATTGATGATGTTGCGATCAATCATGGTTTGAATACGGTAACGTTGCTTGTCGCTAATTGGCTTGGAGTCATCTGATTTGACTGTGTTTACATTGTCGAAGTTGATGTCGAGTGTTGTCATGACGTATACCTTTGAGACGTAGTTGGCTGTTAAACAAAATTGATAACAGAAGGGGGTAACCCCCCTCAAAGCGAAGCGGGGGGTTGCACCCGAACCGAAGGTGAAGGTAGAAAGAAATAGGGTTAGAAATGGGGGGGAGTTAGCTAGAGAAAAGGTAATGAAATCAAGGTTGACATTGCCATAGCACACAGACACCTCAGTTCTGCACACAATCGATTTAAATCATCGCCCCTATACCCAAGTGACACCTTGCATCGTTCGTTCAACTGAGAGGCTGTAATCAAGTCTATGGATTAGTCATGGTTATGCAGAGAGATAGATGGGATTGAGGATGAAGAGCCAGAAACATGGAGGCAGCACAGGAAACAATGATGTACATACAGGGAAAGGGTACCCCCATAGGGACCATCGAAGCTGGATAGGGGGGGGGTGGTACTAACAGTATCCCCTACACACACGCACCAATCACTTTTAAAACCCTTTAACCCCTAATCCTAAACATCTGCACACCTTTACACTGCTATCTAAGTCATCGAACACTCGGAGCCGGAATTTGTGTGGCAGCGAATAGCTTATCTTGTGTGTAGCATGTGGTGATACTGGGGCTGCCGTATGTTTTTTGTGTATGGACGTGGTGGGGTATGGACCCATCTGCAATATATGGGGGGGGTCCTGTTTAGTATCTGTCTAAATTTTTCTAACATGCGTGATAATATGTGTGTAATCTCGCCGTTAATGCCCGTATTTAGCTAGAGGATGGGCGCCTAGCTGCGGTGAGAGATACTTAAACATGGCGGGGTGGCGCAGTAGTAGCGCATCGGACTCATAATCCGGGGGTCGGGGGTGCAATTCCTTCTCCCGCAACCACAAAACCTTGGCACAAAATATGTTAAGCAAAGAAACTCTGCAGGAATACCTCAATCAATTTGAAGTGTTGCGAGGAATCACAGTGCAACATGAGAGCGAACTCAAACGTTCCTTGGCACCGCAAGTGGTTATGCTTAGTGGCATGGTCAATATCGAGGGTACCCCTCATTTGTTTGAAGCCGAGCTCAACCTTTTTGAGTTCCATGGGCGAGATGATCTGGTAAGACTCGCAGCATCTATGCTAAAGGCATTCGATAGGGCAGGCGTTGAAACTATAAGGTAAAGAAAATGGCAGCACGAAGAGTGAAGATTAAGCACGATGACAACACACGCTTGAAGATACAAGCCAGCCAGCTGATTAACCGTCTGACCGGGCATGCTCAAGGCACAGTAGACTTGTCGACCACACAGGTAAGAGCGATTGAAATCTTGCTACGGAAGATTCTCCCTGATTTGTCTGATGTAAAGATGGATGTCGACACCCAGCCTATTACGTTTAACTTATCCATGGGTAGCAAGAAGTAGTGGAAACCATTTCGTATGTACCTCCCGGCCCAGTGGCTGCAGCTTTCCATGCTGATGATTCTTTTGTTAGGGGGTTGATGGGTCCGGTTGGTAGTGGCAAATCAAGTAGCTGTTGTGTAGAGATCATGAGGCGTGCGATTGAGCAACGACCATCCCCCGATGGCATCAGACGCTCTCGCTGGCTCGTGATTCGCAACACCTACCCTGAGCTTAAGTCCACAACAATCAGGACGTGGGAGAAATGGTTCAGTTCTGCTGTAGCACCTATCCGATGGGACACACCGATTACCTCTGTCATGAAGATTGGCGACATAGGTGACGGCACAGCCATGGAGCTTGAGGTTATGTTTATGGCGTTAGACCGCCCGACAGAAACTGGCAAGCTACGCTCTTTAGAATTAACGGGTGCATGGATTAACGAAGCCTCAGAGATACCTAAAGAAATCTTTGATATGACAACCCAGCGTGTTGGTCGATACCCGTCAAGACTTGTGGGTGGTCCGAGCTGGAGTGGTGTTATCTTAGATACCAACCCATGTGATGACGACCATTGGTATTACAAAGTTGCAGAAGAAGAGAGTCCACCTGAGTGGGCATTCTTTAGGCAGCCCGGCGGTTTGTTTAAAGAGGGTGAGGTGTATAAGCCTAATCCAGAGGCTGAGAATGTTTACAACCTACCGAATGGTTATGAGTATTACTTGCGACAGGTCACTTCAAAGCAGGATGATTGGATTAACGTTTTCCTCTTAGGTAACTATGGCTCCACCAAAGATGGCAAGCCTGTCTACCCAGAGTACAACGACAAGGTGCACTGCCTAACCAAGAACGTGGAAGCGGCTAGAGGTTTGCCTTTAGTTCTAGGCTGGGACTTTGGATTGACACCCGCATGTGTTGTGGCACAAGTCACTACCCGTGGCAAGCTAATCATCCTAGATGAATTTGTTTCAGAAGACATGGGCATCCGTCAGTTCGCCAATGACATCGTGAAGCCAGCCTTGATTAACAAGTACTCCGGTTACACCATCTTCTCTGCAGGCGACCCGGCTGGAAACATTAGGGCACAAACGGATGAGCGCACTTGCTTGCAAGAGTTGCTAGAAGCTGGTATCACAACAGAGCCAGCCTCAACCAATGATTTTTTACCAAGACGAGAATCAGTTGCGTACTTCTTAACTCGTCTAACAGATGGCGAACCAGCGTTTGAATTAAATCCACGCTGCACAATAATCCGTAAAGGCTTGAGTGGTCGCTATAAGTTTGAGCGCATTAGAACTTCAGGCAATGCCAGATACAAAGATAGACCAGTCAAAGATATTTATTCACACATACAAGACGCCTTGCAGTATTTATGCCTGCGAGTGCGTAGTGGTTTAACCCCATCAAGGGCTAGAACCGTCACAGCAAAATCCGCTAAGGGTTGGACATAATCAATGAGCTACTCAAACAATCACCCAGAAGTTGAGATCGATGTCGAAGTTAAATACAACATGGTTGAGAACGACGGCTTTGAAACTAACCTAGCGGCCTATGTTCGCCGCTGCTGGGAGTCGGCCAAGGTAGCACGCGCAGAGATAACCGAACGGTTACTGAAGTGCGATCGACAGCGACGGGGCACCTACGACCCAGACCGAGCATCAGACATTGCACAGATGGGCGGCTCTGATATTTTTATGATGCTCACTGATGTGAAGTGTCGCGCTGCAGAGGCTTGGATTAAAGATGTCATGCTCAATCAACAAGAACGCATCTTTGAACTCAAGCCTTCTAATGCGCCAGAGATGCCAGTGGATATGCAGTCCGCTATTGTGGACTTGGTTCGCACAGAAGCCGAGCAGTTTGTTAATGAAGACGGTGAGCAGCTTCACCCAGAAACATTCCGCGCTCGTATGGAAGAAGTCTACGAGGCAATCAATGAGCGTTTGCAAAAGGAGTCTGAAGATGCAGCTAGACGAATGGGTGACAAGATTGAAGACCAGCTTAACCAAGGCGGGTTTAATAATGAGCTACGTAACTTCATCACAGATTTTTCTACTTTCCCTACAGCCATTATCAAAGGTCCTGTAGTCAAGAGACGCAAGGCTATGAAGTGGGGTCCACAGTTTCAGCCAATCGTATCGACAGAGTTCGTGCGAGAAGTCGAGCGGGTATCTCCCTATGACATCTACCCCGCTCCCTCTTCTACTGGTGTAGATGATGGTTATCTCATCCACCGCCAACGATTGTCACGCGCATCTTTGTATGCTCTCAAGGGCACGCAAGGTGTAGACAACGACGCTCTTGAAACGGTAGTGGCGCAGTATGGTCGCTCAGGCTACATGTCGTTTCAGGCGGGTGACACAGAACGCCGTCAGCTAGAAGGCAAACCTTTTCGCACACCAATCAATGAAGACCAGATTGAGACCCTAAACTTCTGGGGTTCAGTCAATGGGCAATGGTTGCTAGAGTGGGGCATCAAGGACAAAACAATCAAGTCGAATGAAGAGTATGAGATTGAACTCTACTGGACTGGCGGTATTGTTTGGAAGTGCATCATTAACCCAGACCCACTAGGTCAGCGTCCATACGATATTGCATCTTGGGAGGAAGTCCCACATAGCTTTTGGGGGATTGCTTTACCAGAGGTGATGCGCGATACGCAGGTGATGTGTAACGCAGCCGCCCGTAGCTTGGCAAACAATATGGGTATTGCATCCGGGCCGCAGGTAGAAATAACCGTAGACCGCTTACCTGATGGTGAGAACATATCCCAGATCTATCCTTGGAAGATTTGGCAAGTGACCTCAGACCGTACAGGTGGTGGTGCCAAGGCTGTGCAATTCTTCCAACCCAACATGAATGCTGGTGAGTTGCTACAGGTCTATCAGCATTTCGCCCGTCAATCAGATGAAGTCACTGGCATACCAAACTACATTTATGGTTCTAGTAATGTGAGTGGAGCCGGGCGTACAGCCAGTGGTTTATCTATGCTGATGGACAACGCATCCAAAGGAATCAAACAAGCTGTATCAAACATTGATAAAATAGTTTCAGGAATTGTGAAGAGACTATATCTGCACAACATGATGTACGACGAAGACCCCTATATCAAGGGTGATTATAAGATTGTTGCTAAAGGCGCAATTGGGTTGATACACAAAGAAACACTACAGATGCGTCGCAACGAATTCTTGATCGCGACAGCTAATCCGCTAGACTCACAGATTGTTGGAACTGAAGGCCGCGCTCATATCTTAAGAGAAGCTGCTAGAGGTCTACAAATGGATGTCAGTAAAATCATCCCTGACTCTAGCTCTCTTGAGCAGCAACGCATACAGCAAATGGCAATGGCTATGGCACAAGAGATGATGGCCCAAGCACAGCAGCAAGCGGCACCTCCACCACCGCAAGCAGCTGCACCAGCTCAGCCACCCCAACCAGTCATGGCTATGGCTGATGGCGGCTCTGTTAATGAAGAATTAGAAGAGCAAGAGTTAGATGATGCATTCAACCGATTGATCCTACAAGATCAAAACTAAAGGAACTGAAATGAAAAAAGCTACAGATGCTAAAGCAGGTAAAGAATCAAAAGCTGAGATGAAGAAAGAAATTGACTTCATGCAAAAGAAAGGCGCCCCCAAGTCGGTGATTAAGCACGAAAAGGCTGAGATGAAGGGTATGAAGAAGTATGCCGATGGCGGTATGGTTGGCGGTTGTGTGTCAGGTGTATCAGGCACAGGTCGACGTATGCAAATGGATGCGGGCAAGTAATGGGTTACGCACCAGATTGGATGCGTGGATCCATGAAGAAAGCCACGACTGGCAACTCCATGAATTATGGTGTGCAAGCTCGACCGATCTTTCATAGCGCACAAAGCACAGTACAGGCTTTCGCTGATGGTGGCGAAGCTGATTCTATGCCAGTCACCATGACTAAGCCTGCTCAACCAGTGGCTTTAGATAGTGACCCAGTAGCTCAATCATTCCCAGTCCGCACTGATGGGGTTGGCACTGTAGCTAGCACGCCGCTTACTGAAACAAGTGGTAGTAAGTTACCAACCACGCAAGCTAAGACTGACAAGTTCGGTGATGCTTTCGCTGCAGCTCGCAAGGGTGGCTTAAAAGAATTCACTTGGCAAGGCAAGAGCTACAACACCCAGCTCAAGGGTGAGACAGTTAAGAAGTCAGAAACTAAGAGCGACACCCAGCGTTACACAAAAGAAGAAGCCGATATGGTTGAGCCGTTAATTCCTAGCCCACCACCCAAGGCTGCATCTGCGCCAGAGAGTAAGGCGTCAGTTTACACGGGCAAGCATTTAGGCAGCCTCAATTCGACAGTTAAGAAGTCCGGCTCGTCTACTGGCGGCGGCAAATAACTTGTTACCCATACCAACCAAGCGAGTGATACAAGCCTTTAGCTCATTGCAGTCTGACAAAGACTTCCAAGAGATTGTGGCTTATCTTCGCGATGCATCTAATAAGATGGCATCTGACAGTTGCTTTACCCGGGATGAAGTGCAAACCCGTTGGTATCAAGGCGGTTGTCAGGCCATCCAAGAAGTTCTTGAGCGTTGTAGTTCAGCCCAAGAGCTACGTAAGAAACTATAGCGTTAAAGCTAAGTCCCTACCAATGGGGTTTCATTGGCACGAATGAAGACTACTACTACGGTCTTGGCAATTACCATCTGGCTTGCCTTTACCCGAACATGGCTCATGGAGAAATATTGTGGCAATTCCACGCAAAGTGCAAGAAGCAGCTGAACGAGCCGAGGCTCTACATAAAGAGTTTTATGAGAGCCCTGCGGTAGAACCACAGACCGACCCCGAAACTCTTACCCCTACTCCAACTGAGAATCTCCAACCGCAAGAGCAAGCGATTGCTCAACCGACTACTGCTGACGCTCCACCCAATGAGCAGCCAGACGAGCAGAAGAAAGATGACCAATGGGAACACAGGTATAAGGTGCTTGAAGGGAAGTATCGTGCTGAGGTGCCTCGTATAAGCGCGGACAACCGCGAGCTTCGTCAAAAGCTAGATGCACTTACAGAAGAACTTGAGAAGGTAAAGACCCAAGGCTCAGTCCCTTTATCATCACTCATCAGTCAGGAAGATCGCGAGAAGTATGGCGATGAACTCTTAGATGTTATGAAGCGTTCAGCTCAGGAACAGGTTTCATCCAAAGACGTAGAGATACAAGCATTGCGAAAACAGTTAGAGTCGGTAAGTTTAAATACCGCTAAGACTGCAGAGCTAGGCTTCTTTGAACGTTTAGGACAGCTTGTACCAGATTGGAACACTGTCAATAGCGAAGACGAGTTTCTGAAATGGCTAGATGAATACGATGAGTTCACAGGACGCACGAGACAGGAATTACTCTCAGATGCTGAACAGGCTCGCGATGCAGACCGCACCGCTAGATTCTTCAATAGCTGGAAGGCTACGCAAAAAAACAACGTAGCAATTAGTCAAAGCAAACTTGAGTCCCAGTTGGCGCCTGACTCTAACCGAGTTAGTAAGCCACCGACAGGCAAGAGATTTTTCACCCGACCAGAGATCGCAGACTTTTATGCTGCTGCTCGACGCGGGGAAATAAATGCTAAAGACATGATTGCTATGGAAGCAGAAATCCACGCCGCCACATTAGACAACCGTGTTCGGTAAAGTCAATGGTTAGGCAATCATGAAACATTAGGAGTTACAAATGGCCGTAGCAGCAACATCGGGTTATCCCCAGTACTCACCCTCGAATTCGAGTGGTGCTAAATTCATCCCAGAGATTTGGTCTGGCAAGCTCCAAGTTAAGTTCTATCGCTCAACCGTATTGGCTGAGATTACGAACAACGACTGGGAAGGCGAGATCAAAGGTTCGGGCGATAAGGTCCACATCCGTTCAATCCCTACGATCACTATTCGTAACTACACCAAGGGTTTGAACTTAACCAATGAAGTTCCAGAGTCAACCCCAATCGAATTGACGATTGACAAAGGCAAGTACTTCTCAGTCGTGGTTGATGATGTAGATGAAGTCCAAGCTGACGTGCGCTTGATGGACATGTTCACTAACGACGCATCAGAGCAAATGAAAATTGCAATTGATAACGACGTCTTGAACGCTGTCCCAGCTTCAGCCGCTGCAGCCAACAAAGGTGCAACCGCTGGTGCAGTATCTACCAACATCAATCTTGGTGTTGCTGGTGCTCCACGCGCAGTTACTTCTGGCAACGTGCTTGATGCAATCCTTGACGCAGGTCAGGTGCTTGACGAACAGAACGTACCTGAAGATGGTCGTTGGATGATCGTGTCACCTTGGTTTGCAGCTCTTATTAAGAAGTCTGAGTTACGTCAGGCTTACTTAACTGGTGACGATATGTCTCCATTGCGTAACGGTAAGATTGGTATGATTGATCGTTTCACGTTGTACACGTCAAACAACATCACCAAGATTACTGACTTGGGTTCAGATGCGGCAGCGGGCGGTACAGGCGGTGCAGCCGATCAGTCGGCATGGCACTTCTTGGCTGGTACTCGTGATGCTATCTCCTTTGCAAGTCAGATCACTAACGTTGAAACCTTACGTGCTCAGTCTACGTTTGGCAACATCGTTCGTGGTCTTAATGTGTACGGCTACAGTGTTGTGAAGCCAGAAGCATTAGTAGACTTGTACGTCGCTAAGGGTTAACCATAGGATAGGGGTGGGGAGAAATCTTCACCCCTCTTAAATTATGCAAAAATTATTACTACAGAAAGGCACAGGCTGTGTGTATGCTTGGTCAGAATCTTTGGCGGAGCGCAATGACATGCAACCTTACGAGAAGCCCGTGGTGAAGCTAGAAGTAAAAGCTGACCCAGAGCCTCAACTAGAGAAACAAATCAAACCTGAGCCCGCTAGTGAAGCCGTAGAGACAGTCGTCGTATCTAAGATGCAAAGCGCGGATGATATTAAGGCAATGGCTAAACAGGTGTTCGCTAAAAAGAAGTAAGACAATCTCATACCCATAAAGGATTCATCTTGAAAGCAAGCGACGTCAAGAAAGTTGGAAGCAAGTTGGTTTACCGGGGTCATGAATTTGATGGCTTTAACAAACCAAAGAACGCTCCTGCTGGTGACGTTAAGAAAAAAGTTGTACTTGCTAAGAAGGGTGATGACGTGAAGCTGGTCAAGTTTGGTCAGCGCGGGTATGAGGACTTCACCCAACATAAAGACCCCAAGCGTCGCGAGAATTATCTCAGTCGCTCGGCTGGTATTAAAGACAAAGATGGCAACCCAACCAAGAATGACAAGTTCAGCCCTAACTATTGGGCTCGCAAAGAACTTTGGGTTTTGCCATTGCTAGTTATAATCAATCCACTGTTATTGGTTGCGCTGACCTAACAGTTCTTGTTACTGGAGTAACACATGGCAATCACCGCCGCGCAGGTTCTGTTACGCGCTTCCGATATTATCCAAGACCAAACCAATGTACGCTGGCCAACCGATGAGTTGCTACGCTATTTAAATGATGGTCGCCGAGAAATCTGTATCGCTAGACCTGACCTGTATGCAACCACTACAGTATTTACTTTGGTTGCTGGCACGCGGCAAGGACTTCCGGCAGACGGGGCAAGGTTTCTTGATGGTGTACGAAATATCGCGGCAGATAGCTCTCCGGGTCGTGCGGTGCGTGTTGTCGAACGAGAAGTCCTTGATGCTCAACTACCTAATTGGCATACAGAAGCCTCTGGTGCTACTAAGCACTTTATGTTTGATGAGCGCAGCCCACGAGTATTTTATGTTTATCC